AAATACGAATGAATGTAAACGATTTATTCACGTCGCCGGACCCCAACTGTACATGCGAAACATGCTCAAAAATAAGGAATATAACATCGATATTAAGGGTTTTAGCGGAAGCTGAGGCCGTTTTAAACAAGTAACCCCTGCCACTCGCCAAAGTTAACAGGGGTTGAGACAAAAACCTAAGAGAAAAGGATTTTATCATGTCCGATGATACTACAGATGTAGCCGTCGATCAAGACCCAACTGAACAACCCGAAAAGTTTGAACCGTCTGAAGAACAGAAACAGTATTTTGGTTCCTGGATGGGCCGGAAGGTCAAGGAGCATACAGAAAGCCTGCGGTCTGAGATAGGCGAGTTGAAGCAGCTCCTTGCTCAGAAAAATGAACCAACCGGGGATGAACTGACTGAAAAAATTCTCAACGGCGGTGCAAAAGAGGTATTCCAGCAGCTTTTGAAAGAGGAAAAGCAAAAAGAAATAACCCTCAAAGCCGCACAAGAGAAAGACCTTCAAAAAGCGATGACGGGTTTCAGTGAAGATCCTCTTTACAAAGATGTATACGTAGACGCCCATAAACTTGCCAAGGACGCTATGAGTAAAGGGTATCCTGTGGGTCCCGCCACTGAATTAGCGATGGCTAAAGCCAAAGAACAATTTCTTATGAGCCGTGACCCCGACTACTCGTTAAAAATGACAGGTTCCGGTAAACCCCAACCCAGACAGAAAAAGAAAGAACTTCCGTCTCACATGAAGGCCGCCGCACAGAGAGATATTGCAGACGGCATTTTCAAAGATGAGGCTGAATATATAGACAGTCTGACACCCGACATACGGGCCAGGCACGGATTATAGGCACCCTTACAGGACAAGCCTTTAGTGGAGAAAAATGAAAAAAAGAAATCCGATTGGCAACGAAGATTACCAGTACACCAAATGCAAACGGTGTGGTTTCCCCTGCAAATTAGACAGGGATAGGATCAGGCCGGGGAATGGGCAGACATACAGCGAGGTTACCCATACCCAGGATCAAGCACCATACGATTCTACAATTTCGTTTGGATGCCCCCAATGTGGACGCGGAGAATATGACAAGCCGATTCGGAGATGAAAGGACTTAGAAAATGAAAGTTGTAAGGGATCTTTTGGGTGGTGGAAAACCGTCGCCTATAGAACTTCCGTATAACGGTGATGAGGATGTCGATTCTGTCACTACAAGATATAAGGGCTCGCTCACCAAGATTATGGATTACGATGATATTGATCATGGCGTTTTCCATACTTTCGCCGGTGTTGCGACCGCAATGGAGAACTTTTCCGGTATTCTGGAAGAAGAGCAGGGTATTACAGGGAATTATCTCCCCGATGATGCTGATTACGGTGTGAAACTGAGACACATTACCCCGTGCTTCCCGTCTACCATTATTCGCGCAGAGTACGCACAGGCCGATGCAGAAGGGACTGACAATTATGATACCGGTGCTACTGCGAGTGCTGCTGGGACCACTTTTACCCAGGATATGGGCGCGACCGCTGATTCAGCAATCGGCGGGTGGATTTATATGCTGAACGGGGCTGCTGCTGGTGAACTTCACTATATCACCAACAACACCACTTCTGCTGCAACCACAAGCGCATTTACAAACGCTGTAGTAGCAACCGACGATTTCCTTTTTATCAGCCCTGCAAATTGCAGAACGCTTGATTTCGACGCCACATACACCGGCATTAAGAGCGAAACTCAGGATGATCTAAGAACGGACGCTGTTGTGGGAATTATGCACTATATCGAAGCGCCTGGTATTCCGTTTCAGAGGCTTGACCGAGACAAACATGACGGTCTTGTAATCGCAAACGCAAGATTCTACCACGACTTCACCATTCCGTCTAAGAATGCGTGGGTCGCTGGCATTGCTACATCATAAGGAGGTAAAACATGCCGAGTATTGCACTATCTGAGAACTTTGGCGATCTCCTGGATGCCAGGGTCAGAAAAATTTATGACAAAGAGTGGGAAGAGAACATCAAATTATCCATGATCCCGAAACTTTTTGGGATGGAAACCTCCAGCCGGGCGTATGAAATTGTTTCCGGTATCGGCGGAATGCAGGACTTCCAGGATTTTGACGGTTCTATCAGTTACGACACCTTTAATCAGCTTTATGACAAGACCTTTACCTTTCCTGAGAAGGCACTTGGGTTCAAGGTCGAACGAAAGCTGTACGATGATGATCTGTTCGGAAAAATCGACAGAAAACCGTGGCAGATGGCTGTATCAAGGGCCAGAACCAGGGAGAAAACCGCTGCAAGTATTTTCAACGGTGCTTTTGTTGGGACCGATGGCCCCGATTCTCTGCCGCTTTGCTCCGCCTCTCATCCGTATTCACCGGATGATCCGACAACCCAGAGCAACGCCGGTTCTACCGCGTTGGCTGCAACCGCAGTAGAAGCAACCCGCAGACTTGGTCATACTTCTGTTTTTAATGACCGTGGTGAACTGCTTACCATTAATTACGACACCATTTTGTGTACCGTAAACAATGAGGAAACAGCTTACGAAATCATTAATTCCAGCGGGAAGGTAGATACTGCCGACAACAACAAAAACTTCCATAAAGGTCGTTATGACTTGGCTACATGGGACAGGCTGACCGATTCAAACAACTGGTTCATGCTGGACTCGCGTCTGTGCAAGAAGTTCCTGTTGTGGTGGGACCGCGTAAAGGGCGGGATCAAGATGGATCGTGATTCCGATACGCTGGTTGCCAAGTGGTACGACTACGAGCGTTACTGCGCTGGATGGGCTGATTGGCGAATGGTTTACGGCCACAATGTAAGTTAAATAAAAACCTACTGGGGGGCTTTTGCCCCCTGGTTTAACAACTGGTAGGTGAATTATGGGTTATACACACCATGACAAGGTAAGTGCAAATTCGTTTGCAATTGGTCAGAAGGGGTCTGAAGTAGATCTGAATGTAGACCAGGAGATTATCAACGGGGTTATTGACGATATTTCAAGTGCAAGTACACACTGGATGGTATCACCCTACGCAGGCACTATAGAGTCTATTTATTCGGTCATTGATACTGCAATCACAACCGCTGCTGCAGCTACGATTTCCTTTAAGGTCGGGACAACTGCTGCAAGCGATGTGACAGGCGGGGATATTACAATCGCGGCAGGCGCGACAGCCGGGACCGTGGATAGCTCTACCCCGACAGCGGAAAGAACGCTAACTGCTGGTCAAGCAGTAGCAATGATTACGGATGGTGGTTCAACAAACGCGTCAAAAGCTGAAATCTCAATGGTTATCAAAAGGACTTAATTATGGCTAAAAAAGATTTAACTCTTATCACGCCTCAACAAGCAACAGAGATACGAGCCGAGATAAATCATTTAGAGAAAATGCTTCAAGCGGATAGGCGGTCACGCTCCCCGAAAATTCAAGACGAAGCAGAGTTCATGGCTGAAATTAAGAAAAAAAAAGATATTTTAGAAAAACATGCCCCTCGACAATTGAGGGGCAAGTCTAAAGACAAGGCATGGAAACGGGTGAAAGAACTTGACTCTTTCATCCAAGAGCATATGCCCCGGAAACGGGATTACTATATGCGACCCACTGACGGCGGTGTTAACGATTTTGAGAGGGCGGTTCAACAGCAGATGGCCTTCCAAAAGAATCCCCAAATACAGAAAGCGGTTCAAGAACGCAAATATTGGATGGGAAGACTTGAACCACAAGACCCGACAGTCAGGAATATTGAAAATCTCAGGAGATAATCAGTGACAACCAGCACCATCAAGGAAAATATTCTTTATGGACTCGGTGAAGGGTCCAGTGTGGGTAATGCGACCTATCTTGAGTATGCTCTCAGGTGGGCAAATAGCGCATACAGAGAGGTTTTTCTAAAGGGCGGGTACAAGTTCAAGACCATTCGGAAAAGGTCTGTATTTCGCACCTCTAACGGGCAGCAGACGTATCAAGCCCCAAGCGACTTTATTGGGTTTTTGACGCTGAAGGATGAGTCTAATGATGGTGTTATTGATCAGATCACACCGGAGGAATTTGCCAGGGATGTAAGTTCAAAGAGTGTTAGCGCTGAAAGCTTTACGTCCGACCATGATGTCGCTGTCGATTTGGATAACAAGGCTATCCTTCAGTATTCTGAGACGGTTTATTCGGGAGACACTACATACACGCGGGACACAGACTATACCATGTCGTATGCAGACGGTCAAATAACGGTTCTGTCAACGGGATCGATGTCTGATGCAACAAGCTATTCCATTGATTACCTGAGATACAATACAGGCAAGCCGACACAATTCTGCCTTGAGTACGACACGACAAACAAAAAGTATGTTTTCAGACTTGACCCTGTTCCTGATGCAACATATGCCACAAGCCTTGTATACCCCCACAACCCTTCTGATTTGAGCGGTTCTGTGGATGCTGTATGGGACTATATGGAGTTCGCCATAGAACGAGGGGGAATCTATTTCGGGTCTTTGGAAATCACAATAGACCCACAGATGAGGGCTGAGTACAAGCAGAATTACATGGATGCAGTCGCTGACCTTATAAAATTAGACCAGGATCTTTTACCAAAACACGACCGGATACCAATTGTTACAAGGCATTCTGATTACACCAACAGAAAAATCAACTATATAACAAGGAACAGTCGTGCCTAAGACCCAATATGGATATTGCAAATTAGGGGTTGATTATTCGACACCACCTCACGAACTGCCGTTTGGTGCGCTTGCCGATGCAAAGAATATTGTTCCGACCCGGAAGGGACTACCAACCGGGCGAGGTGGTCAGGTAAAGTTTAATAATACATCGTTGGCATCAAGAGTTACTTCTTTTCATGAGTTCAAAAGCGGTTCCACGAGAAGTCAGATAGCATCTTATTCAACCAAAGTAGCAAAGTATAATTCCGGTAAGGGCGAATTTGTTGATAAGATCACTGGGCTAACATCCGATAAAATGTTTCAGTGGGTGAACTTCGCCGGTAAAGCCATCGGTGTGAATGAGGGTTCTGATGTCCCGCAGTATTGGGATGGCACAACTGGCGGTAACTTGGCAGGCAGTCCACCAACCGGTAAAAGTGTCGCGCAATGGGCCAACCGGATATGGTTTTTGGGTGATGCAAGCAATGTTGCCACGTTATCAGGTAGTGCGTTAAATGACCCGACTGATTACACGGGTGCCGGAACTGCCACGGGTGCTGTTTCGCAAGCAGTAGGTGACTCCGGCGATCCGATCACTGGCGGTTTTCCGTATTTCAACTGGTTACTTGTTGGGAAACAAAACACTATTTACAAAGTTTATGGCGACACACCAACAGACGC